CTCTTCGTAACGCCTCCTAACTCTTCGTAACGGTCCGTAGCGTTCCTCTTCTAATGGTACACTATTCTCATACTTCTCAACGATTCCTTTGGCCCACTTGCGTATGAGCTTGAGGGTAGGGTGGTTCTCAGACGGATACTCAGCCGAGGCGTCAGGGTCCACTATCAAAGGCCACAGGCCCGATCGGAACAAGTACGGGATGCCCTTGAATGAGTGAGCCTGATGACTTGCGCAGTTCCATCTGAACGCGAAGTCCTCTGGCTTCTTACCTATCCGTCTACCTATCTCTCGGGCTATGACGTGGCACAGGGCGAGATCAGCTCCGCCCATGTAGGTGATGTAGGTCACACGAGACTGCAGTGCCAGCACGGGCTGACCCTCGTTGGACACGCGGAAGTTGAGCGCGGACATGCAGCCACCCCAACGATGCTTCTTCGCCCTGAACTCGGGCGAGCGGAACATCATGCTGGTAACAACTCCATGCTTGACACCTCCAAGACCAATCTCTTCACTTCTTCGGAGGAAGGATTCAAGACGGCTAAGATCAAGATATTCTCGCTGGAGAACTGTAAAGCGACTACGGTTGAGCCACAAATCTCTTCCAAGATCGAACTTATACGCCATCGATCTGCAGCCGACAAGGTTGTCGTATCTAATGACATCGAGTCCTGAGACAAAGTCTATCTCCTTATCCTTGGCACACACCATGCTCGTAGCTTCTCCGTGCCAGAGCTCAGTCAGATTCTTATACTCCTTTACTCTCACTGCTTCCCCCCACCGGGTCTGCTATCCAGTCACGCGCCATCACCATCTTGGCTGTGTCCTCGTAGATGCTCATCATGTCCCACCCCTTGTAGGAACAGAACCCAGCGAGATAGATGAGAATGTCGCCGATGGCATCGTATGCCTCTGCCTCATGCAGCTCGCTGTTACCCCTGATGTGCTGTATCCGCTTGAGCACTGCATGAGACAGTTCACCTACCTCCTCTACTACGCCCAGTAGTTGCTGAGTGGCGTCAGCCCCAGGAAAGTTACGTTGCCTCCATCGGTGGAGCATGATCTGGGTGTCATTCACTTAGTCTCCTTCTGTAGGTCGTCAAGGCCATACACCTTGGTCTTTTGCAGAAAGTTGCCCATGCCCGTGTGTAGCTCTACAGCAGCCTCCCGAGCGATAGGTATGAGCAGTGTCGTGTTGGGGAGGCCCTCGATGCCGTTGAGTCTGATAGTGACGCCGCCACTGGGCTCGGCAGCTATCGCTACGTTACAGTTGTCGAGTATGAGCAGCAAGCTCTTCACGCTCCCGTCTGCTGTAGAGGTACTCGGCTATCAATGGGGTCAGTACGCTTGGATGGTCACGGGTGTAGTCGTACTCGTTGTACTCATCAGCGAGCTGTAGGTAGTAGGCGTAGATGTCGGGGGTCTTCTCGATCACCCTGTCCAGCTGATGGGTGTTGGTCAGGTTATCCATCACTGTCTGGAGTGGCGGCACGCATACGATCACTAAGGCCACAGCCCGAGCTATGTGGTCGAACATCTCTATTTCGTTTGAGGTGAAGCTCCCGTACCGTTCGTGGGGGATGCCGCTTGCCGCGTAGATAGGGTCGCTAAACGGTCCCAGTCTGTCCCATACGAGCGGGGGGTGGTTGCAGGCGAGCTCCCTATACACCGCCCGCCACGTGTCGAGCCTAGTAGTGCGATAGATCTCGTCGCGGTTCTTTATGCTGCGTTGCCCCATGCGCAGCCCGAAGTTGTCAGTTATCCAGCTACAGAGAGTGGACTTGCCGCTACCGTCTACCCCCTCGACTACGATCAAGGACCTGCTCTCCCCGGACGGTCAGGTGTCGGATGTCCTTCCATTTGCGCCTCCTCGGGTGTCTCGTCTTCCATGTCTATACCCGCTTGCAGTCCTTGCATGGTCGCTTCTTGATAGACAGGGTGCCCCTCAGCACCAATGACTGGGTTCTCAGTCTCGTCAGTGGCTTCGTCCTGCTCTTGGAGCCTTGGATCTTGGTGAAGTTGAGGGTCCTCGCGAGGTTCTTGCTCCCCTCGACTGCCCCTAGGTTCTCTTTCAGGATCTCTATCCTCTGGTGGTTGTCGTCCCGTTGACATTACCCCCTCCTGTTGTGTATGTAAGGTCATCTTATCATCTCGCCGATCAACTCAGGCTTAGTGTGAATCAACTGAGCTACTGCCTGCTTCGAGCGCAGCGCGACCCAAATGTACTCGTCCACAGTGTCAGTCGCCATCAGCACCTTGTAGTTACACGGCATCTTTTGCGGCGGGCGCCACGTGCGTCTCATGCTCTGCTCGAACTGCACGTAGTCGTAGGACAGCGAGTAGTAGACAGTGTCGTGTGCCGCCGCCAACGAAATGCTCAGGGACCCTGTGGCTATCTGGGAAGCGAACACTGTGAGCTTGTCAGACTCCTCGAAGTGCGCGATGAATCTGTCCCGTTGGTCTTGCTTGATCTTGCCGTAAAAAGGTATGACGTGGTACCCAACTTCTTTACATGCTGCAGCCACAGTCCTCAGGTCGTCTATGAATCTGACGTACACCACGACCTTCTGCACCTCGTTCTCCATGTACCCCTGCATGAGGTCTTTGAACACGCGCTCCTTCTCACGCCCCACGCGACGCTTGTGCTCGTTGCTGGCGAGGTAGCCCCCAGTGAGCTGCGACAGTCTCAATAGCCGAGTCAGCACCATAGGCGCCTCGAACTCAATGTCCTCGAAGTACACCAACGCCTCAGCTGCCATCTTGTCGTAGATCTTGCGTGACTCAACCAAGGACACAGGGACGATCTCGGGTGCTCCGCGCTTGGGCATGTCTACGCAGTCCTCGAGTTTACATGCGTAGGTATACGGCTCGATGCGCTGAAAGAGCTGCTTGAGATTGATGAGCTTGATGAGTTGGTGTCCCCCGTAGCCGCCCCAGACGCCGTACGTGCGTTTGAAGACTCCCCAGGAGCCGCCTAGGATCCCCTCGTCGATGTTGCGGTATTGACCGAACTGATCTAAAGGGTGATTACGTATCGGCGTCCCTGTCATGTTCAGGACGCGCGCGGCTAATTGACTGAGGACGAAGGACGCCTTTGTCCGTTTACTGTTGGGGTTAGCGAGCGAGTGACCCTCGTCGAAGACGACTAGCGTCGGCGCATCCTGCAGGTAATGAGCGAGCTCAGTGAAGTGATCTACCTCAGTGACGCTCTTGAGATCGCCTGTCTCCTTGTCTCGTCTGTTGATCGTATACCTGAAGGTGCGGTCGTAGTTGACCACCTTCCATCGTAGGGTCTTCGACCCGCAGTGCTCTAGCACCTGCAGGTTCCACACCCCTATAGCTGAGAGTGGACACACCACCAGCACTTGCTTGATATTGCCGAGCTGCTCTTGGATGCAGGCGTAGTCTATCGCCGTCTTCGTCTTACCTGTCCCCATATCCATAGGTAGCGCCCCGCCTACTTCTTTACACGGCTCGCTCAGTAGCTTCTTCAGTGCTGCTACTTGATGTGCCCAGGGTTTAGTTTGGAAGTGGTAGGAGTTACTCATACTCTCCTTTGTATCGCTGTCTGAAGTACTCTAGTCTGTGTGCCCACTTCTGAGGGTTGTGTCTACGCTTGTACTCGTACTTCGCTCGTGACTCTGCCTTGAGTAGGGCTTTGTGCTCGGCACAGCCCAGCATGTACCCGTGGTTCTGGATGCGCGCAGCGTCGCACGCCCTCAGTCTCACAAGCTCCCCACACACGCAGCAGGGTAGCTTGACGTAGTGAGTGAAGTTCTCGGGGTAGTCACTCGACGGTGTCACCCGCCCCGCCCCTGAATTTGATGCCGTCGGTGATGTCTTCGTGCTGTTCTTGGAGCCACCCCAGTATCGCCATGTCTTGGACACAGGGTCCCCCGCAATAGCCGGCGACGATGCCCTGGTGGGTGACGAACAGAATAGTGGTCTCGCCCAGCTTGGAGCCGCAGGTCATGCACTTGCCCTCAGTGAGCGGCCGATACACCTCCAGCATGTCCCCCTCGAGCATATCGTCCACGAATCCTATCGCCTCGATGAGAGTCCTAACGTTGCTTGGCACGTCTTCGAACACGTCTGGGTCTTCTGCCATACGACCTCCACTCTATGGTAGTTGCTTTAGGGTTGTGCAGCCTGACGTAAAAGTCTTTAGTCGAGACGCTGCACACGGGACAGTGCACGGACCGCTTGAGCGTGTCCGCCTCGAACCGCCGGAGCTTGATGCAATAGGGGCACCAATAGATGCCGCGCGCGTTGTAGTCAGGCATAAGATCCTCGTAGGTGATGACCTTACGGCGGTATCTCTTGCCTCCCCGTTTGACTATCTTGTAGCTGACTTGCTCGTGCTCGGTGATGGACACAGGGGGAGGGAAGCCGATGTTGCAACACCTCAGGGTGACGCCCTTGCGCCCCGCTTGCTCGAGCTTAGAGTACAGCTTCAGAGCTGCTCCAAAGTCTTCATCGAACCTCTTGTGGGCGTACCCGTTGGACGATGCCGGGGGACGCCATATCACCTCCCAGCGCGCGCCGTTGTTCAGGGAGTTCTGACTAAGTGCCATATACCCAATCGCAGATCTTCACCCATAAGCGTCTGATCCTACGCCTCATTAGAACTTGCCTCCGTCTCGTGTTGAGCCGTCTGCTTGGAGCCACTTGCCCTTGCCTTGCCCGATGTACTTTGTGGGCTCTGCGAACACCATGCCCGTCTCGTAATGGACAGCAGTGACAGTGTAGTCGAGATCCTTGTCCGCGAGCGTCCTCAGGACTCGGCGAGTGAGATAAACTTGATCCACGGGAACGGTCCTCCTTTTTGTGTATACGTGCGTTCACGTACATCGTATCAACGTGGTCAACCAGTGTAAACTGCGTGGGATGGGAGTGGACACAGGGGTCGGCTTGGGGCTCGTTTTCCAGTGATACGATTGTTGATTTTTCACCTATCTCGGAGGCGAGTCATGGATCCAATGGAGTTCTTGCGGAGGGTATGGTCTAAGCAGGGTGAGGGTGTGGGTTTCATATGCTCACGCAGGAGCAATACCTCGTGGTTTGAGAAGGCAGTATCGTACCCCCGAGAGCTGTCGGCGTTTGAGTTGGAGAGGTATGCCGATGGCGACAACTACTTCAGCCCCAATCTTTACGGCAGTCGTACTCGCAGGAGGAACAACGTACTGCCTTCCCGGTGGCTGTACGCTGATCTCGACGGCGTAGATCCTAGTGGGTTAGACGGCAAGTTACGCCCGACAGTTGCGTGGTCAACAAGTGAGGGCCGATATCAGGCGATGTGGTTGACACAGCCTCTTGAGAGAGCAACTCACGAGAGACTGAATAAGCAGCTGACTTACCTAGTGGGTGCAGACAAGAGTGGGTGGGACGCTACGCAAGTGCTTCGTATCCCGGGGACGAAGAACTACAAGTACGAGAGTGAGCCCATTGTGGAACTCTTGTGGTTCAACGATGGCGTCCGAAAAATACAGGGGTCAGGGATGGAGGTACCCGAGGACACAGGGGGAGGGGTGTTCAGGGTTGCCGAGTTAGGTGGGAAGGAGGTACCCGCTTGGATCCGACAAAGGTTGCGTACACAAGTACCTGCAGGGGACAGGAGCAGGGTCCTCTTCAAGATGGAGCTAGACTTGTTATCCAAGGGTTGGTCGAAGGCTGAGGTCTTCACCCTGCTTCGTTCGTCAGTGTGGAACAAGTTCGATGATCGAAGACTGTCGGACGATATCCGCAGGGCAGCGAAGAGGGTCGGACGATGAGTGACGACGGCGAACTCAGACTAGTCAGGTTCGACCCCTCCAAGGCGAGGTCAGCAAGGTGGATGTGGAGGGATAGTTATGGGGGCTATCTGCTAAAAGGCGACCTCAACTTTGTCACCGGTAACCCCAGCGCAGGCAAGAGTAACTTGGGTGCGTGGATCCTAGCTGCACTTACCGAGGCGAGTCTACCCGGGTGTCATCAACGCAGACCCGTCAACTGCGCGTTGATAGCCACTGAGGATGACTTCAACGAGAAGTGGGGTCCGATGGTCATAGCTAACGGCGGGAACATGGATCGCGTCTTCTTGGTAGAGCACAAAGAGTACGGGTTGATAGATCTCCAACGTCAACTGCAACCAACGATGGAACTGTTCAGGCGTTGGAGGGTCAAGGCTGTGCTGATCGACGCCATCCAGGACCACCTTGGAATAGCTGACGCCAACCACAACCAGCAAGTCCGCAAAGTTCTCACGCCATTGCAGAGAGCGCTAAGAGGGGTAGATGCGTCAGCCATAGCATACGCCCACCCAAACAAGAAGGGCGATACCTTCGAGGCGATGGTGAATGGTGCCCGAGCGTTCTATGCTGTCCCCAGGATAGCAACTTACTTAGGCACTGACCCTCAGGATGAGAAGCGCAGGGTGTTGGTTCAGCGGAAGAACAATGCTGCCGCTGACTTGGCGATCTCAAAGGAATTCAGGATAGTAGGAGACCACGTAAGACCTAACGGTCGGAATGTGGAAACTTCCCGGGTTGTCGGGATGAGGGATTGCGAGCTGACCTTTGATGACTTACTAGCTCCGAGCAAACGCGGACCCACGAGCTATGTCGATGATGAGTTACTTCTGCTTCTCAGTAAAGGTCCGTGCCTATACAAGGAAGCACTGGAGAAGATCGGCTGCCACCGGCACACCCTAGATAAGGCGATTGTGAGGGTGGGAGCGAGAACTAAAAAGTATGAGTACCAAGGCCCCAGTTTTATCATTCCTCGCGGGCATACGTCGGGTGCTCGAGAAGCTACGTCGCGCGCGTAGCCAATTACCACTATGCAGTTTGTCCAGTTTGTCCGGTTTGCGGTGGATCTCAAATTGGCTAAATTGTATAAAGAGTACAGAGTAGAGAGACCCCACATGTGTTCGCCTTCTGCTAGAGCTGCCTGATCGCGCGGACGCGATATCCTCGTTCGCGGACGCGAGGGAGGCTACTCATACCCCATCTCTTTCATTATCTTGCGGACCTTTAGAACTTCAGCCATACCCAGAGTTCCCAGTATTGCCCGATCCATAGCATCTTCCATATTGGACAAGGGCTTACCCATGACTATGAGGGCATACCACTCTCCCTTAGTCCTGAACACAGCAGGTCTGAACTCCTGCTCACCAATAACTGGTCCCTCATAGAACAGCCCATCGTTTCCTGACTTCATCAGTTGCCTCCTAGTAGCTCGTCCACTTCTTTATCCTCATCCGTGGACACAGGGGACGGTTGGTCCTCGTCCGCATCATCGGCCTGTGTCCTCGCCGCTTCTTCCAGTGCTTGTTCCGTCGCGGCTCTCAAGTCAAAGGTGTGTGAGTCCTGCCATTCCCTGATCCATTGCTTGCACTGGACGGTTAGCTCTTCGAGTTTCTTCTCTCTCTCGAATAGCTTGCGGATCCTCGTCAGGTCTTTCTCTGGGATGTCAGGTACCAGGAAGTGTGTGGCTCTACCGTAGCTGTACATCTGGACCTGATCGTTCTTACCCTCGTCCGTTCCGTCGTTGATCCATATGAGCAGTCTGTACCTATCGCTGGCGTGGAACCCCCGTGCGAGAGCCGGGTATAGGTTGGGTCCGTCGAGATAAGTGAACGGTACAGCCACGCGGATCTGTTGCTTGCGATACTCCATACGCGCGGCGCGTAGAGCTTGCTTCATGCTGTCTCCCTGGGCTATAACGCCGTGCCCATCTCGCTCCCGTACAAGGAACTTGCCCTCGGAGTCTACGTGGATCTCGACCTGGTGGTCGAGGATAGTCTTGGTGGTCACTAACAATGTTCGTTGCCTCATTTCGTTTGCATCGAACGTCGATTGCACGGCGTCCCTGGCACGTCCCTGGGCGTTTTTGCGACACTCCCACACATCGATGCATGATCGATGCACACAATTCGCGTTTCGACGTTAGGGACGTCCTGGGAACGTCAAAATGAGGGAGCCCCCCACCTTTCGGCAGGAGGCTCCCGGGTTGGTCACACAGTCAGCAGGTGCTGACCTTGAGGCGGAGGCAGTGCCTCAAGCTTAGTCCTCGTCCTCCTCGACCACGCGCTTGCGGCGAGTCTTGGTAGCGGTAGTCTTGGTAGCGGTCTTCTTCGCTACAGGCTTCTTCGTTACAGGCTTCGCCTGTGGCTTCGCGGCAGCCTTCTTTGCCCTCATCTTGTCGAGCGACTCACGTTGGATCTTCTTGTGCTCGCCGGCACTGATGAGCTTCCCGATCTTGACTACCTGCGGAGAAGTTAGCGATCTCCACTCGTACCTGTTGGAGTCCGGGTCGACGGGGATGTTGTTCTTCCGGAGCAGCATGCGGAGTGAGCGGGAGTCGATTCCGAAGTGTTCTGCGACCTCGGCACTACCGACCTTGCCGTCAGCTGCAGCTCTGGATTGGGTCTTCTTGGGGGTAGACTTTGCCTTGGTGGACGTACCCTTACGGGTACGTGCGGCTCGACGCGGAGCTTCCTCTTCTTCCTCCTCGTCTTCGTCTTCCTCCTCGTCTTCCTCTTCCTCGTCTTCTACCTCGTCCTCGGGCTCCTCTTCTTCGTCCTCGTCTTCTTCTTCCTCGACTTCTTCCTCCTCCTCGAAGTCCTCGAGCTCCTCGATCTCAGCTTCCAGGTCCTCGATCGCCTCCGACTCTTCCAGCTCTTCCTGCTCGACTGCACGCTTCCGGTTCTTGGTACTTGCCACGATGATTACCTCTCGTAGGGATGACTGTAGTTTGACTAACGAGTGCTTCCTGGTACCTACTGCTGTCCTGAAAGACTTTGACTTGGGCGGGCGTCTCAGAGACTTTATTACGATCTCATTGCCCGTGGGTGAACGGTACACGGCGCGGTAAGTTCTCATGAGCTTCCAATTGATATGGACAGGCGCCGTTTGTTTCGGGGTTGGAAATCTACGTGGAGCCATCACCTCACTGTGTGACCTTATTGTGTATGCAATACGGGGACACTATCAGGAAGTCAGTCAGATGTCAAGGGGCTATTGCCCGAGCTTCCCTGAGGTTATGTCCGCCTCTCGTCCCGCCTTGTCCCCATGCACCATGCCCTCGACGTTGCTCAGCCCTCTTCGGCGAGTCTCTCGGACGTTGGTGAACAAGTCTTGTGCGTAGCGATCGTTTTGTGCGTCCCGGGCTAGGACAAGATCAGTGCCCTTGGTGTGGGCATGCTCAAGGTAGTCTCGTTGCTCTTGGAGCCTGGTATGGATCCTCCGTCCCGCTCGGTCGTAAAAGGCTCTGTTGAAGGCGTTGGGGTTGGATGGCATGCTCGCCCTACGCGCAATCGTAGATTGCGATTTCAGCCAGGGAACGAGTGCTTCCCAGAGAACCTCGACTGCTTTGATGTTGTCTGGGGTACCGATCAAGGTCCATCGGGTCACGTTCTTGGCTGTGCGGACGTAGACGACTTTGCAGTTGAACGGAATGCTTATGTAGTGTAGCAGCATGCCTTTCCATTGCATCGTCTTGCCGTCCACGAAGATCTCTGTGTGAGTCACCCCCGACCCATTCCCTGTGTCCTCGCCGATCTCGTACATCTTGAGGTCGTGCTCGAACATGAGCTTTTGTGCCTTCTCCATGGCAACGTCTCGCTCATTGTCCGTACCGCCCCGGGCTGGGTCCGCTAGGTTGAGTAACTTACGGACCTTGGCAATGACTTCGTCATTGGTCACTTCCTTGCCTCCATCCTGTCTTGTATGTGAGCAACCTGCCGATGGAACTTCGCATAGTCCCCGCAATTGATGCCAAGAGCGCAGTCTACGTCCTGGAGTATGGTTGCCTTCGTGTCGATCCCCAGGTCGTGGAGCCCTTTCAGGAAGTGAACCCCTTCGGGGTTCAGGTATTGGACGCAGAGCTGTGGGTAGGGGTAGTCACAGGCATTACATGGTCCCCCTACGACCTTGAACTTGCCAAGCTTATCCCCGCCTTCGTACCTTGTCTTGTTTCTCACCTTTCGCCTCCTGTAGGACCTTGTTTGGGACTCATCGAAGAGTCGTTGGATCTCCCGCAAGTGTAGTCTCATCGGATGTACTTCAACTGCCCCCGGGACATCTGGTATGCGCAGTCAACCCACAGCTTGGGGCTGCGGTGGAATTCGTTTGGCGGTTCGCCGTCGTGGTCGATGATACTCACCCGCATCGACCAGTAGGCACCTCGACCCCGCTCTAGGACCTTGAACGTGGTTACATGGGGCGTCCAGTCTGGTGGCAATGCGACCGTCAAGGTCCAAATCTCGCCCGGCTTGGGTAGTCCTGTGGGTGTCGGCATTGTGTGGCTCCTTAGCAGTCTCAATAACCCCGCTCCTGATCGTCCGCGCAACGGTCGCACTGGTAGCCCTTTGCCACGTCGCGTGGCGTCAGGACATTCTCGGCACCGCACGTCGGGCACGGCAGGTTGCGCGGGTTGTCCTGGGTCTCTGGGTGCAGGGCTGAGTTGCCGCCAGGATCGGCGAAACGGTCTACCATCTCGTCCCATTCATCGTCTTCGTAATAGCTCATGGTGGCTCCTTAGCAGTTACAGCTCACTGTCTCGATGATCAATAGCACCACGACCCCTGTGGCTACGACTACAAGGGCTATCGCTGCCCAGAGTCTCACGACCCTGTTGAGTACCTCAGTAGTGTTTGGACCTCGGGCAGTTCGTCGGGTCCCATTGATAGGCGGAGTGTGATGTAGATCCCGCGGTAGTCGTCAAAGACCGTTACGTCCCATCCCGAGGTTTGTGAGTCGTCTTCGTATTCCCAACCCTCGAACTCGACCTTCGCGGTGTACTCGGTCGCGTCCCACACGTCGTCGGCGACGAGTCGGGTGGGCGCGGTATGACCTATCATGCTCATGAGCGATCCTTTCGTGTGCCTCGTGCCCTTGCAAGGTTCATTACGTAAGCAGAGACGGGTCGGGGTGCGTAGCCTGTGATGAGTTGTTCAGCGGGCGTCGGTGATTGTATGGGACGAGTGCGTTTGTGCGCGCATATGCCCCGTTTGTTGGACCCTCGCCGTGCGGGTCGGAGCACTGTACGGGTTAGCTTTACATCCCGTTTCATGCCCTTGCGAGAGATCTTCATGATTGCCCCCATTCGGGGTCGTAGGTTTCGCCCCAGGCTTCGAGACGTTCGTCGGACCCTGTGTGCAAAGCATGCTCAACAGCGTACACAGCGTCGATGATAGCTTGCTCTGGGATCTCATCGCGGATGAGTTCGCTCACCCTCGAGACGAAAAATGGGACATCGGGCAGTGCATCCTGCCACGCCTTCCCAGTCGTCTCATTGATCGTTGCATTGACCTTCAAGGTGTGCCCCCTTTGTGTGTGTACGTTCACACACGTATTGTCGACGCCACGGCGCTCAGGCGCAACTTACCTCGGCATTAGTCGCGCAGGGCATTCTGCTTGGTCGCGTTGAGTATGGCGTAGCTCAGCTCCAAAGCCTTGTAGATCTCGTTCTCCTCAGGCACGAGTTCGGACATCCTGTGAAGCACCTTCATCGCTATGTCCAATTCTCCGCCTGTGGCTATGGCGTTCTTTCTCTCCTCGTGGTCCTTGTAGTTGTAGGTCTCTTGGATTGCTTCAATCACGGCTTCGATGCGGTCGTAGTCGTCGGAGTCGGTGGGGTACTCCTTGTTGAATTTGCTCAGCCAGTCCTGCACGAAAGCGTTCTGCTCTGAGTCCTCGATGTTGACGGTGGGTAGGTTCATGGTTAGCTCCTTATGGTCGTGGGACGATTTCGTCGTCGAAGTTAGCTCTCGCTTCCTCGTGGGTCTCGCGTCCTGCGTCCCATCGTTGGAATGCGAGCTGATCCCAAATTACGCGGCACACTGTGAGGCACCGTTCATTGCCATTCAAGGCATCGAGTTGGTGACCGAGGTGTACGAGCGCGGAGAAGTTAGCGGGGAAGTAGTCGTAGTGATCGTCGTCAGCTCCGTGGATAGCTGAGCAACCAACGGCGTATTCGAGCCACGAGACGTGCATGCCTTCGATGGTCTCGGACTCAATTACGATCACCTCCATGTCCTCGTCGGGATCCCCGTCGTTGTAGCCGTAGCCTTGTACCTCAGCCATGAATGGCTCGACCTTCACGGACGGCGGGATATAAGACTCATACGCATGGTATGAGCTTGTTTGGATGCGATACATTTGGGCCCTTTCGCGTGTGTTATTCATGCGCACATACATTGTCGTCGCCAGGGATCCAAGGCGCAACTGACCTCGGTATTGGTTGTTTTTCGACTGGTCCATAGCTCTTAGGCCGTCTTTCGTCCCTGAAAAGGCCTGCTAGTGGGGTCGATTCGGACGACGTGCGGGTTAGCGTACAATGTGGATGTGGCAAACCTACCTGCTTTGAGGGCTCCTACGGCCGTTTCGGACGAGACTGTGGACCGTTTGGTCATGCAAATGGCCCGCGGACGTCATCCTCGCGAAATTGCGCGCCGAATTTACCCTAACCACGCCGACCGAACTCGTCGGCGGACTCTATACCTCAAACTTCGCAGCCTCGTTCTCCGTGACCCGCGGATTGCTCAGGGTATTTCGGACGAGGCGCGAGTTGAGTTGATGGTTGGCCTTGTTCCTGCGACTCACGCCTTGGCTGGCCGTGCAGCCCGAGGTCGGCCCGACGCCATAAAGGTCCTCTTCGAAGCATCGGGTTTTCACAACCCCCGCGTTCGGCACGAGCACTCGGGCGAGATCAAGATCAAGTTGGACATGCCGCGTCCTGCGTTTGGATCCGACGACGAAGTCGTCGATGCCGACGTAGTCGACTAGTCCATAGCTTCAAGGCCGGCTCTGGCTCCGCGCCACCTACACACTACGTGGCTGGCCGTGTCGCCGATGACCTGTTGGCTGGCCGGCGCGGAGCGAAGCGCGAAGCGCGGAGGCGAGCGCATGATGTGACGCGTGACCGAAGTCACGCGCCAATCAGAATGCGGACGATTCCCACGATTGCGGTGAACGCGAGTGACATCATCACCAGTACGATGACGATGTCTAGCAGCGTTTCCATTGTCCGCTCGAATACTGCAATCAGAATGTCTGCGAGTCTGTTCATCGAGTCACCTGATAGTAACGATGCAGGTGACGATTTGAGTACGTGATGGCAAGCTGATAGAGCCGCTCCATCGGCTCGGGCTGACGTTTCCTGCCGTAGTCAATCCGCGCGATATACCACTGGCACATTCTCAACAGTGTGTCTCTGAACATGATGCCTCCAAAGTAATGTGACGCGCTACCGATGAAAGTAGCGCGTCACGTGACATTACACCTGTGGTGGCGTGCCTCCCGGACCCTTGCCACCGTAAGGGCGTCGTGTGCTAGCGATCACGTTACTTCGCCTGCGGGATCGCGCGATTGACGATCATCGTGGCGACCTTCGCAGGTATGACAGTCGGGTAACGATTGCCGTCACGGTTGACCTTTTGAGCCTTGCGGAGCTCGGGCCACACCTTCGCGACAGCATCGAAGTTGCTGCGAATGTATGAGCGGTTCAGCTTCGCTGCCTTAGTGACATCGACACCCTTACGCTTTGCGAACGCAACGTGGATAGACGAAAACGCAACGTTGCGCGGCGCGGACGGTGAATCATCCTTGCGCTTGCGCGTGACCTTCGGCGCGGTCGGTTCGGGAGTGACATCCTGCGAGCCCTGCTCCTGCGTGACTTCCAACATGGTGCCTCCATTGGGGTGATGATTTCGTGCTACGCCACGTAGCGTAACGTCACATCATGGGTATGTCAAGGCATCACAACATGATGCTAACAATACGTCACCGTGTGCGCATGACATCAGATGTGCGTGACGTCATATGATGCCGCCACGATTCAACATTGGCCGCGCATTCGCGAACCCCTGCCACCAGTGCCCGGGGGCGTTCGGGACATGCGATCCCGCGCGTAATAAGTGATGGGCCCGTGAAGTTTAGGCGCTTTTTCGGAGTTCCCAGCTGCCCCCCTGTGTCCACTGCCTAACCCCGCCAACGTATAATCCCGCGCTGTGTCTCTGCAGCGGGTACCGATAAACAACTTCCGCGGTGGTCTCAATACTCGAGACGGCCCGTTCGATCTTCAGCCTAACGAGTCACCTGACTTGATGAATGTGACACTGACCTCCCTCGTTGGTCAGTTACAGGTGAGGCAGGGGAAGTCGCAGGTTGGCACTGCTGTCCCTGGCATCATCGATCACGCTAGGCAAGCTGCTCTCACTGGCGGACATCGCTTTCTGATGTGCTCTATAAACGGGGCTGTCTACTCTTGCGATGCCGGCGGTAACTTCGTTCTCAGATTCACTGGCACTGCTGGCACTATTTGGGACTGGGCTCAGATACCAGACGCCACCGGCGCTGACAAGCTGTGGATGATGAACGGAGTAGATCCCCCACAAAAGTGGGACGGTGTGTCCTCGGCTACCACTGCCTGGGCCGGTAGTCCCCCCAATGGTAACCGAATTCTCGTCTGGCGTAACAAGATGGTAGTGATAGGGGTCGGCGCTACTCCCTCGCGTATGTATCTGTCCAAGGCTGGCGACCCCGAGGCTACCACCGGGGGGTATGACTTCATTGATCTACGAGGGGACGACTTCGAGCTCGAGGCCCTGACTGATCTCGCGGTACTGTCCGACAGGCTGTATATCTTCAAGGAACGAAGCGTGTGGCTAATGACGGACCCTGTGTCCTTTGCCAACCGGCGGGTAGGCGAGCCCGGGTGTCATGCTAGGTTCCAGTCCGACGTGATAGAGGACAAATTATACTTCTTCAATCGACAAGGTTTGTGGTCGACGGCTGGAGTCGCTATCGCTCTCGAGACTGGCAGCATCACCAACTACTTCCCGCAAAATCTGAACGCTGCGGCGATCGACAAGGTCCGCATAGTAGGCACCCAGGACTCGTATCCTAGGATCCTGCTGAGCATACCTATAGGTAACGCTACTCAGAACTCCGTGCTGATCGAGCTGGTGCCGCACATCAACTTCCGTCGCATCGGCGGACGGCGTTATCTGCTGCTGCCAGCGTTCATGCTGCATACTTTCAGCGCTACGAGCCTAGCTGCATGGAAGCCTACGCCGAGTTCACCGTGGGGGGTATACGGTGGGGACCCTAATGGCAAGTTGTACCAATACTTTTACGGGCAAACGGACGACGGCACTGAGGTCTCAGCGAGATGGCAAAGCGCGTGGATGGCGATACAAGGCGAGGAGCCCTTCGAGCGTATCCGACGGTGCAACGTTGAGCTGAGTGGCGACTGTGTAGTGGACATTTTCCGTGACTTCGAGCAGGCGCCTACATTTTCTCAAGCCCTGCCTAACCCGCCCAAGCCCGCCAGTGACCCTATTGTCTGGGACGGTGGGGGTACATGGGATCTGGCTGGGGGGACGTGGGACCCAGCGAAGGTATACAGATTCTCCCGTGTGAGGCCTGAGAGTCGCGGCAGGTTCCACGCTATCAGATTCCGCACCATACCGGGAGGGTCGCCTTTCCTGATCAATGTAGCTGAGTTCGCCGTCAGAGGCGGCAAGGAGCACTGATGACTTTCGTCAGCATACCTAACAGGCCGCTGGGCACTGATGTTCGCTCGATCGAGATGATTCTCGCTGACTTCGACGCTATCACCAGCGTCATCAACGGGGGTCTAGACCAGAGCAATATGTCCTCTTTGGGGCAACAGTCTGGCCTAGTACCGGGCGATCTCGTAGTGAGTGCTGCTCCTGGTCGGTCGGGGTGCTTGCTATGCGACGGCTCAGCTGTCAGCAGGACGATATACGCAGCGCTGTGGGCAGCTATTGGCGGCTACTTCGGTAACGGCGATGGGAGCAGCACCTTCAACATACCTGACTATCGCGGGCGAGTCATCATGGGCGCTGGTGCTGGGCCGGGCCTTACGGGTCGGTCACTGGGTCAAGAGATAGGTGCTGAGACTCAAGCCCATAACGTGCCTCAGCTGAGCATACCTGCGCTGTCAGTCAATAGTCATACCCACCCACTGGGCGGCAGCGGTGGTGCAGCGATCAGTATTGCCTGGGGCACTAACACTTTGACTGTCTACGATACTCCGAACGGGGCGCTGGGCTATAACGCTGGGCACGGGCACGTCACCGGTACGGGTGGTTACGATGGCGGCTCCACCGCTGTCAATCCCGCGGTGCTGATTGGTAACACTGAAGCTGCTGGGGGCTCTACAGTTGGCAGCGCCACTGGCACCGGCATCACTGACTATCAGAACATCGTGCAGCCCTCTACAGTAGCCAACGTCTTCATCAAAACCTAGCCCTGTGTCCACGATCGCGCCTATATACCTCCCCGCTACAGGTCAGATCAAGGACGAGCCTGTCAAGCAGAACTTCGAGTTCATTGAGTCTCATTGGCCGACTGGGGGTAGTGGTGGCGGAGGGGGCGGCACGGGGGCGGTAGTTAGTGCTAAAGCTTATCGTAGTGCGGCGATCAGCACACTAAATGGCTTCGCCAAGATTCCCCTCGACACTCTAGTCTATGACACTGGGGGCATGTGGGACTCAGCGAACGGTAGATTCCTCATCGTTACTCCTGGCTACTACCAAGCTAATGCTGTCGCGGGTGCGCCCGTCAGCGGCGCTGGGTATCGTATTCAGGCTGGCATCTTCCACAATGGTGGCGGGGTGGCCATGAGTGAGGGCAACTCTGGCACCAACGGCAACAATCCCATACCGTCTATCTCAGACATCGTCTATTGCGTCAAGGGCGACTACCTCGAGCTGTATATTTGGTCCAACGCAGCTGGGTGGGCAGTCACTACTTCTGCGGCTTATTGTTTTCTGTCCATATCCCTAATTCAAGTGGGGCCACAGGGTCCACCTGGGGTGCCTGGGTCGACTGGCGCTCCCGGCCCTACGGGTCCTACTGGTGCTACAGGGGCGACTGGCGCTACAGGTGCTGCGGGGGCTGACTCGACGGTACCCGGGCCGCCTGGTGCCACGGGTCCTGCGGGTCCTATAGGTTCTACGGGCGCTACAGGGGCAACTGGCTCAACGGGGCCACAGGGACCAATAGGTAATACGGGTCCAGCTGGGCCGACAGGTCCTACTGGGCCGGCGAGCACTGTGCCGGGTCCCCCCGGCGCAACGGGTGCTACTGGTCCCGCTGGGGCGACGGGCGCGACTGGCGCAACGGGACCTACGGGACCAACTGGGCCAGCGGGTACGCCGGGCACGGTCGCTTACACATCGAGGATGCACCGCACTGCCGCGTTCACAGCGGGTGCGACCGGCTGGATCAAGATCCCGCTCGACACCGCTGACTTCGATACGGGCTCGAACCTCAACCTAGCGAACAGTCGCTGGGTGTGTCCGGCGACAGGCTACTACCAGGTTGAGGGGGCGTCGATGTTCGCTCAGTTGACAGCGAACGTGAACACGGCGTTCTGGGCCGGTCTGTTCGTCAACGGTTCTGTGACCTCTTACGGCGACCGGATCAGCAACGTTGACGCGCAGGGCGCTGTGTCCTCGACCGTCACTGACGTGCTCCATCTGAGCGCGGGCGATTACGTCGAGCTATGGACTTACGTCAGCGGCTTGTGGCCGCTCTACGTGACCGCTCCGGCATCAGCGGCCAACTATCTGTCGATCTCGATGGTTGGCGCCGGGCCGCAGGGACCGCCAGGACCGCAAGGGCCCACGGGGCCCACAGGACCCCTACTGACAGCGCGATGGGCGACTGTGTCTCCGCTGCCTGCGTATACAGTGAGTGGCGGTGTGCTGACTGCATCAGCAAACGGGGCGCTCGTAGTGGACG